AGGTACTGGCGCAATTTTCAATATTACTTCTGATAGTGGATCATATAGTGCTGTAGTAGATTTCGGAGGCATAAACTATCTACCAACAGAAACAATAACAATATTAGGTACGGATCTTGGCGGCGCAACTCCTGCAAACGATTTAACTATTACAATTGATAATGTAGGCGGAACTGGAGATATCTTAACTGTATCTATAGCGGGTGTTGCATATAACGGCACTGCAGAATCAGCAGTATTCAGTACATCAAGAACAGGAACAGGCGCAACATTTGATATTTCTCTTAGCGCCGGAACATATACTGCGACAATTAATAATGGAGGGTCCTTATATGGCGATGCTCAGACATTTACTATTCCTGGAACTAGCTTATTTGGACAATCCCCTGCAAATGACTTAACTATTACAATTGATACTATTGACGGTATTAGTACTGGTGTAATTACTGCAATAACAAGTACGGGCACTGCTTCGGCTAGCGCAGGAAGTTATACTAATATTACTGGATTCTTAGAACCTCTTGCTGGAAGCGGCGCCACATTTGATATAGTTAGGAACTTTACTAATTATGACACAATTGTTCTAAACACCGCAGGTACTAATTATAAGGTCGGAAATAGAATTGTAATCGAAGCAACAAATCTAGACGGAATAAGTCCATTTAATGATATTACTGGCCGAGTAACAGCAATTAACGAGGTTACTGGAGGAATTGTATCTGTAATTACTAGTTATGAAGAAGCAGCATACGGAGTTAATTTTGATTTATTATGTACCGTAGGACTATCAGAGCCGACTATACTAGACATAACAGCAGGATCAACAGCGGATTTTGAACAATTAGCTAGTTTAGGAATCACATTTGATAATGCACACGGATTAGTTCCTGGTAATACATTTATTGTTGACATACTGTCAGATGATGGCATAAACAATCATGCATTAGCAGCTGGGTCGTATATTGCTACAAATATTCCAGCAGTTAATCAACTAGAATTCCAAGCTAGAGCAGCAGGTACAATATCAATTGATAGCCTTGATATCAACGGTATCATTTATCCAAGACCAGATAGCTTCTTTATTCACAGACCGTTTGATGGCGGAGTGCAACTAGGAACTGGTGGACCGCAACACGGTGCGCAAGCAATACGTCAAAGTAAAAAGTACATTCGTTACCAATCAGGTAAAGGTATTATGTATACCACTGGTGCACTTTTTGCACCAAGCTACGACTTGCGTAGTTTAACAGCAGACGGCGTTGAAGTAGGAAGTTTAATTACTGTTGTAACTGATGATAACGACCACGGTGTACAAGTAGGCGGAATTGTTAGAATATTAGGTGTTGAGACTCCTGGATATAATAGCGGACCTGAAACTGCTGTACCTCCTACATTTGATTATGAAGTTGTTGACGTAGTTGATGAGCGTACATACAAAATAAGAGCACAACGTAGACTCGGAGCAACAGAAGCAATCCTAGGATTTGGCTCACAAATGAGTGTTGTTGCATGGCACGGCGCAACAGTACGTTCAGGAATCTTTGACGATCAAAATGGTATTTTTTGGGAGTTTGACGGAACACAAATTAGCGTAGTACAGCGTACTGGCACTAGACAACTTGCAGGCGCAATAGAATTAAAAGTAGATAACAATTTAGTTACTGGTACAAATACTAGATTTTTAGATCAATTAAAAGCTGGAGATAGAATTATTATCAAAGGTATGACACATGTTGTAAGTCACGTTAATAGTCAAACTGAATGTACTATTACACCGGACTGGCGCGGCGTAGTAGATATTCAGGGCGCTAAGGCTAACTTAATTGTAGATAAGAAAACAAAACAAGCAGACTTTAACTTAGATAGACTAGACGGAACCGGACCAAGTGGTTACGATATTGATATTGCTAAAATGCAAATGATCGGTATTCAGTACAGTTGGTATGGTGCTGGCTTTATTGACTTTATGCTGCGTGGCTCAGATGGTAACTTTGTATTTGCACATAGAATGCGTAATTCAAACGTAAACACAGAAGCGTTTATGCGTTCAGGTAACTTGCCTGTACGTTATGAAGTCACTAACGAAGGCCCTCCTGGTAAACTTGCAGCAGCAATGGACGCAAGTCAAACAACTCTAGAGTTAATAGACGGCAGTTTCTTCCCAGAATACGGAACAGTTTATATTGATAACGAGATTATGAATTATACAGGTAGAACAGGAAATACACTAACTGGTTTACAAAGAGGGTCAACATATAATAATTTCCAAGCTGGTGCAGACAGAAGTTATTCAGCAGGTTCGCCTGAAATTCATAATGATAGAACAGGGGTAATATTAATATCTCAGACAATTACACCGTTGATTAGTCACTGGGGTAGTGCGTTTATTACAGACGGCGCCTTTGACGAGGACCGAGGATATATTTTCTCATACGCTGCGACAGGGGTTCCTGTTAGTACTACTAAAAACACAGCTTTTATGATTAGACTTTCACCTAGTGTTAGTAATGCACTAACAGGCGACTTAGGTGAGCGAGAACTACTAAACCGTGCGCAGCTACTACTGCAAGGACTTGAGATTACTTCAGATACAAGTACAGGCGGTTTGGTTGTACAAGGCGTGCTAAATCCACAAAACTATCCATTAGATCCTGGATCAGTTTCTTGGTCAAACCTAAGTGGTGCAGCACAAGGTGGCCAGCCTAGTTTTGCTCAAATTGCTCCAGGTGGTGCTATTGACTGGAATGGCGGTGCAATTGAAACTACTGCATCTGTTGCTATTAGTGCAGACATACAAACCTCAACATACACTCCGTTGGTCTTTGGAGCAAACGAAAATAACTCACCAATTGAACTTCTTACTAGTGTATATAATGGAGTTGGTCCAGCGTTTACTGGTGCTGAAATTTACGAAGCAAATGGTAATGCATACAGTGGCGGTAGCCAAGGCACATACTTAATAACTAATATTAGAACAAATGGTAATCAAACTCTTATAGATTTTAGAAGTACTACTGGTAGAACACGAAGAGCTCAAAACTTTACTGGTACTCCTGGTATATACTTTAAACAGCCTTCTTATACTGGACTTACAAACAAATTAATTTTTGCTAAAGCAGCATGGGACGCTAGCGGTGCTGTTGAAGGTACTTCTGTTGCAACAAGTGATACTAATTGGCCAGCTGGTACTGCGGTAAGTAGTGTAGTCTTAAAAACGTTAGGTGCAACTGAATTTTACGAAGTAACATTTAGTCAGACATCTATTAATGCATTAACTACATCTGACTCAGTTACATTCCTTTTTGGTAATCCACCGTTTGCGCAACCAGGTGAAACAGTATTCTCATTCATTGCTAATCCGGGAGAACGTTCTACACTAGATTTATCACAATTGAAAGAACTTACTAACACGCCACTAGGCGGTAGAGGAACATATCCAAATGGACCTGATGTATTAGCAATTAACGTTTATAAGATTTCTGGCACCGAAGTTCCAGCTAACATCATTCTGAAATGGGGCGAAGCGCAGGCTTAATGCGTTTCTATCCAATCTGCAAAAGAACTAAGATCATCAAACACGATGGTCTTTTTTCTTATATCACGGTAGGTAAATTTCTTTAATTCTAGTTCAGTTTCTAAACCGTAACCGGTACGTACTAGAACAGGTTTTGCACCTATCTTATGTGCTGCTTTTAAGTCACTCATTTTATCGCCTACATAATAGCCGCGATTAAACTTAATATTCTTGTGTTTGTTTTCTTTTTCGCAACGTTTAAACATTCCAGTGTTAGGTTTTGCATACATATCATCTTTTCGACTGCTTGCACTATAATAGATAGCATCAATACTAGGACATCCTGCTTTCCCTAGTAATTCTAACATGTACATATGAAGTGTGTCAACGTCTTGTTCAGTAAATAACTTTTTTTCGATGCCGCCCTGATTAGTGACAATAGCAATACCATATCCTAATTTACGCAGTCGTGCAACTGCCTCTAAGCTACCTTCAATAGGTTCAAAGTCGACACCCTTCCAAGTATATGTTCCGCGATCAACATTAATAACCCCGTCGCGATCTAATCCAATTACACATTTTGTTGGAACATAATCGGGAGAAGATAATGGATCTTCTCCCCAGTAAATATCAACCATCTTGATCCTCAGGATTTAAGTTAGGTTCAACATTAGTCTTTTGGCTATCACCAGGTGCAACACGATAATTATCTTCTACACTGTCTGCTGTACTAACCTCGGTGATACTTGAACCCTCTTGTAGACAAATCAATTGATGCGGCTGTAACGGCGGATTGTGCCATACATCACCTTCTTTTAGATTTTTTTCATAAAGAACAGCAGTTTTTGTATCAATCCATCGCACTTTAAACTGGCCACTGTTTACAAACCAAGTCTCGTCTTTTTCTCTGTGAAAATGCATACTAAACTTTGCATTTGCTTTTTCAAAGAACATAATTTTGCCACAGTACTTGTCATTAGTAGCCCAAATTAATTCGTAGCCCCATCCTTTAGGAACAACGCCGCTTAATCTAGTTGGTTCTTGCATTTATATAATCCTCTATGTTAGTCCATTGCATATCTATTACACTATTTAAATTAGTTAAATCTGCACAGGTATACTTTTGGTATTGTGATTTGATGTTCTCTGGCATCGGTATATACTTAATGTCTGCACTGTATTTTTTCGCAATAGTTTTACCAACAGTGTTGAAACTTACCGGAACACCAGTACCTATGTTAAAAATACCTGATTGATCTACGTCGAACATTTTTTCATGCACACGACAAATATCATCTACACAAACAAAGTCTCTTAGGTAAGTTTCACTATTTTCAAAAAGTGTCACTTGCCCGTTATCTTTTGCTTGACGTGTAAATTTACTTACAGGACTTGCCTGATCGCCTTTGTGTTCTTCACCTTCGCCGTATACATTAAAGTAACGGAAGCCTTGAATTTTAATTTGAAATTCGTCTATGTATTGATTAATAAATCTATCAAACAAATACTTGCTCCATGCATACGGGCTTTGCGGAAGTAATGGTCCTGTTTCTGTAAAATGTTCAGTAGGTCCGTAAACACTTGCACTAGATGCATATTGAAAGTTAGTGCCAAAGTTTTCGCATATTTGTGCAAGCCTTACACTAAACTCAAAGTTCTGTTCTAGTATTTGATTTACATCTGTGTATGTTGTGCTACTAATAGCACCTAAATGTATGCACCAGTCATAGTCTTCTGTACTAGGAAGTATACCAGGTTGCCATTCCCATCCTTCTACTTCATGTCCTTGTGATTGTAAATAGTGTGCAACATTTTTACCAATAAAGCCTTCATGACCCGTAACTAATATTTTCATTTACTTGCCTCTATAATACTTGTTGTTGAATAGCCTTCGACTGTAGGTACTAAATGCACATCTGCTAAATCGTGTCCAACAACTGTTTCTACTGTGTAATCACCGCCTTTTACAATTAAATGCGGCTTTAATTTTTTAATTAATTCGTATGGAGTATCTTCATCAAATACAACTACTTGATCTACCCACGGTAATATTTCTAATTGAGTAATGCGCTTCATTTGATTGTTGATTGGACGTGTTTCGCCTTTAAGACGTTTGACACTTGCATCACTATTAATGCCTACAATTAGTTTTTCACCAAGTGTTTTTGCTTCTGCTAAGAGCTCAAAATGACCCTTGTGCAGTATATCAAACACTCCGTTAGTAAACACTATACGATCTTCTAAATCGCTTACAGCAAGCGTATATGTGCCTATGTGTGTAACTGCTTTAGTAGATCCCTTAACAGCAAGTTCGATACAATGTTTATAATCATAACCTTTGGTAAGTGCATACACAAATGCTGCTAGGAAACAGTCTCCTGCTCCGGTAACATCTGATACTTCTACACGCTCTACAGGAATGTCGTACACTTTGCTGTCTATAAGTGCAACAACATTATCGCCTGCGGCAGTAGTAATGATATTACCTTTCCAATCTGTAAATCCAAAATCTCCAAACTCTTTATAGTTAGGTTTTACAAGCCAAGCACCTTTATAGTGTTCTGCTGATTTCTTTGGATCTACAATAACACGACAACCTGCTTTGTTTGCTAATTGTATAATTTGTTCACTAAACTCTAATACGCCTTTATTATAATCACTTAGTATTACATAGTCGTATTTGTTAAATGGAAATTCTTGTAGTTCTTCTAAAACGTCATAACCGTCTGCAATGTAATCGTTGTCGATGCGTGTAACATAATGTCCGTCACACATGACTCGTGTTTTTATACTTGCAGGCTGATCAGATTCGTATAGACTAACGTCTACACCTAAACTTTTTAAATTTTCGTAAACAAGCCCTGCACCGCCTACAGTTTCTACAATACGTTCTTGTATAACAACTGGTACGGGTGCCTCTGGACTTAAACGTGTGCTTGTTCCATAGATATATCTGTCAATAATTATGTCACCAATAATTAATACTTTCATAACGCTATTATACTTTCTTTTGAGTTATTTGTCAAGAAGATTTATAGTTTGAAATACAGTATCTAGCTTAGTAAGATTAATTTTACTTTGAAGTGTGTTGCGCAAGCCGTGGTGCAACGGTTTTGGCCACTTAGTAAAACTGCACCAAGCATATCCATCGTGTTCATTATTAAGTTTAGGAATAAATTCTTCTTGAATAACACAAAGATATGTATGAAAATAAAACCTACTGTCAGGTGAAATAAAACTTTCCAAAGGAAGTGTTTTTTTAATATCAGGTAAAAACCCAATTTCTTCTTCGATTTCTCTTTTTAGTCCTTCAAAAGGAGTTTCCAAACCTTCATTAGTGCCGCCAACTAATCCCCATAGGTCTTTACGCTTACCTTGGGCTCTGTGGAGAAATAAAAATCTATTTGTGTCTAAGGTGTAAAACAGTGCGCCACTGCAAGTAATCATATCGTTCATACATATAATTAGCCTGCTAGTTCAACTCTCCATGTGCCAACTGGGTAATCGCCATCGATACTTAATAGCCACTCGTCGTTGTTAAAACGGTATTGCACACTAGTATTTAAATTTGTAGTATAAGTAACTTCTGTTGCAGCACTAGCATCGAATACAGTATTCCATCTAGATCCATTCCATTCGATAATATCGTTTGCACTTGCAACTGTTGCACTAAGATCAGTATTCTGCCACGCTACAGGAGATTCTGTAGCATCTGCATTACCGACATCGTCTAATAGTAATAACCTGACTCCAGCTGTTTTAATTGGAGTAGGATTATAATTAGTAGGGTCGATGATATAATCTATACTTGTGCGCCCAGCAATTACAGTATCACTTGGAAAGCTGTCTGTATCCCAATTGATTAATATTTTAGTTTCGTCAAACGGACTTAGAGTAAATGTACCAGTAACTGTTTTAGAATTATCTTGGCTTGTAAAGAAAATACGACTTACATCTGCTGCATATGTTCCAGGAAGTGCTTCAAATATTTCTCTCCAATTTTTATTACCAACAATACCATTGGAAAATAATTGCGCATTGTTGCCACTTACAAATGCGCCGTATGTATTATAGTTTACATTTGCCATTTCTAATGCTGTTTCAGATTGTGCTTTTCTACCAAATTTGTTTTCAGTAATGCCAGCACGTGGCACATCATCATATGCATTTAGGACAGGAGCACTGACTCCACTTTCGATATCGCCTAATGTTTCGTCAAACATGCTTGTAATAATATTAGTAATTACTCCCATTTTGCGTACTTTAGTAGGTGGACTGATATAGATAGGAATACTAAATGTCATAGTACAAATATCTATTTCACTGTCTACACCAACAGGCACACTTCTATTTGACCATTGTACATTTTCTAAATTAACAACACTGATACTTGTCCAGTCAATAAAGTTGTCAGTAGTTTGCATTTCTAAGCTAGGATTAAACAATACTAATATTTGTTCTAGCAATTGTAATTTTTGATCTGTATTGCTTGTCCAAATATCTGCATTAACACGCATCATATATGGAGTTGGTATTAAACGTTCAACTGTATAATTCTTACCTTGTGTGTTTAAGTATTCTCCTGCTTCGCTATCATATGCACGTTCTCTAATATTAGTTTTGCGAGTGTATGTACTATCTGTTAGTCTATCTTTGTCTAGTTCTAAGCCAGTTAAGTACACAGCAATACGCGGCGCACTAGGTAATTTGTTTTCACTGTTTTCTCTAATAATATTAGCAACTTGGCGTGTTAAATCGCCGTAAGTAACTGGAACATCTTTTTGCACACCTTTTCCGTCTTGTACAGGAAAGTTTGCTAGTATGCGCATCATTTGCGTAAGATATCTTCTTATTTGTCCGTCGTAAAAATGTTGCATTAATTATCTGCCTTTGGACGAAGTGCTTTAGACAAACTCTGTCTTTCTTGAACAGTTTCGCCATCAATTTCGCTTGACTTTGTATTATTAATAAATGTTGTTTTGTATGTTTGTCTTTCAAGTGTATTACTTAGAGACATTCTAATATCGTCTTGCACTTTAACCCACCTTGTTCCGTCATATCTAAACATTCTATTTGGTAAGAAGTCTGTACGTAAAAAATAATCGCCTTCTTCATTATTGGTAGGAAAAGATATACCAAAACCAAATGGCGCACCGTTCGGAGCAGCATCTCCAGTACCAACTAAGTAACCAGTATACCCTTCACGCTCGGGTCTGCTTGTAATTTCGTCTGTAGTTCTGTCTATATTACTTGCTTCAATGTCAGTGTCGTCTGCTGTTTGTAGTGCAACACTGCCGTCGTCATTTGTACTTACTGTATAATAATGACTAATGTCGTATCCGCTTTTAGGAGCATCGGCTTCTGCCTGTGCAACTACTGCATTTGATATTTGCATTTCTTTTTCGTATGTACTAAGAATATCTCTTAGTGTAGTATCTGTATCTTCACTTG